CGTGGGACGCAACCGCGACGGGCGCGTCAACTCCCTGCGCGTACTCGACCCAACCGAGTGCGTCCCCAACCTCAACCGCGAAACAGGTGAACGCACTGTCCAATGGCGCTCGCGCACATGGCAGCCAAACGATTTGCGTCACCTGCGCTTGACCTACGTGCCCGGCCAGGCCGAAGGCCTCGGACCAATCCAAGCGTGCGCCCGCTCCCTCCAGGGCGCGCGGGACATGGCCGCCTATGCATCGCAATGGACCAGCGGCGGCGGCGTGCCAACGGGCGTACTCTCGACAGAGCAGCCGATCACCGCCGCGCAAGCTAAGGAAGCAAAACGAGCCTGGAACGAGTCGAACAGTCATGACGGCGGCGTCGCCGTCATTGGTGCGGGCCTCAAATACTCGCCGCTACACCTCACGCCAAGCGAAGTGCAGTTCCTTGAATCTCGTGCGTTTGACGTGCTCGCCGTCGGTCGGATGTTCGGCATCCCGGCGCACATGTTACTCGCCGCCGTCAACGGCTCCAGCCTTACCTATCAGAACGTCACAGATGCCGCGACGGATTTCATTCGGTGGACTCTCATGGCATACCTGCGAGAGATTGAAGACACGCTTACCGCGATTCTCCCGCGAGGCACGGTAGTTCGCTTTAACCTGGACGCGCTCCTACGTGCCAACCCATCCGCGCGCATGGCAACGCATCGCACCGCCATCGAGGCGGGCATCTACTCTCCCGCCTATGCGCGCCGAATTGAGGGCATCACCGACCCAACCGCCGACCCAACCAAGGACAACGCTCATGAATGATCTCCAGACCCGAGAATTCCAGATCGCCGCCGGGCGCGCGACCGACGAGCCGCGCACCGTTCGCGGCCTCGCCGTGCCCTACGGCGTCGAGATTGAGCTCTGGCAGGGCTATTTCGAGACAATCGCGCCTGGTGCCCTCGCGCCGCGCGACGAATCAGACACGAGCCTCAAACTCGTGTACAGGCACGACGAGCCTATCGGGCTCATCACGGATGTGCTCGAAACCGAGGCCGGTATTGAGGTCACAGCGCGATTTTCCGACACGCAAACTGCGCGCGACGCATACGAGCTCGTGCGCGACGGCGTAATCGACCGCCTGTCCATTGGATTCATGCCCCTTGAAACCGAGGGGCGCGAAGACGACAAGGGTACGCACACGACAATCACGAAACTCGCCCTACGCGAAGTATCGCTGGTTCCCTGGCCCGCGTATCACAGCGCGGCGATTACCGAAGTCCGAAACGAACCAACCAAAACCGAAAGGAATACCATGACCGACACGCCCGACTACGCGCTCGCATCCGACCTCGCCGACCTGCGCGCCGATCTGACCGCAATCGAGCAGCGCGCCGCACTGGCCGACATGACTCCCGCCGAGACGCGCGCCGACACCCGAAGCCCCGGCGCGGCCCTGAAGGCCATCCTGACCGACGAGGCATACCGTGAGGAAATGTCTCGCCTCCAGGAACGTGCCTTCAACGGTGCCACGACCGGGGCAGATGCGACGATTGTCTACCCCGAGTGGGTGAAGGATCTGACTCGCATCGTGGATAAGCCCAACATCCTGGCCGGGCTGTTCTCCACTGGCCCCCTGCCCTCCGAAGGTATGGAACTTGATTTCACCGAGCTCGCCACGAACACCCTTGCCGTGAGCGAGCAGGCAACCGAAGGTGCCGACCTCACGCTCGGGAAGGTCACCACCAAGAAGCGTTCGACGCCCATCAAGACTTTCGGTGGCTACACCGAGCTCTCCCGACAGGCCATCGAGCGAACCCGCATCAACCTACTGGACACTGCCCTTCGAGGAATGGCCATCGCCGCCGGGCAGCGCAGCGCCGCCTATTTCGCGTCGCAGTTCGCCGAGGGCGTCAAGAGCCAGGACGTCAACAAGCTCGCCTCATCGAAGGCCGCGAACGCGCTCAACTGGGCAGACATTTCCGGCCTGTTCATCGACGCCGCCGCCAAGTTCGCCGACCAGGGCCTCAGCCTCGACGGCCTCGTCGTTGATCTCGCTACCTTCAAGGCGCTCACCGGGCTCACCGGAACCGACGGACGGCCCCTCATGCGCGCCGCCGAAAACCCGGCAAACACCATCGGCACGACCAACGCGAAGGCGCTGTCCGGCGTCATCCTCGACGTGCCCGTTACCTGCAATCTGCGCGCAACGCCCGGGCAGATGGGCACGGGCATCGTCGGCGCGTTCTACAACCGCGAGGCTGTGCGAAGCTACGAGACGCCCGTCGTCCAGCTCCAGGATGAGAACATTATCAACCTGAGCAAGCAGTTCTCGGTTTACCGCTACGGCTCCGTGGCCGTCGAAATCCCGTCCGGCCTCGTGCCCCTCAAGATCGGCGCGTGACGTGCCCGCCGACCTGACTAACCGACTCGCCGCCTACGTCGGCGACGTGCATCCAGACGAATTCCTGACAAGCTGTCTCACCGAAGCTCGGGCGCTCGTCGAGAGTCAGGTCGGCGGCGCAGTCATACCAGACGACGTGCGCGACCGCGCCGTTATCGAGGTCGCCGCCGAGCTGTATCACCGGCGCAGCGCGCCAAACGGCGTCAAATCGTTCGCGGATGGATTCGACGGCTCGTCCGTTATCCGCGTCGCACGTGACCCGCTCGTCGCCGCCCGGCCACTACTCGCACCCTATCTAGGACTCGCAATCTCATGACTGACTCAGGGCCCATCGCGGCGGCTCGCCCCGCCGTCGACGTGGATGGTCTGGCCGGAGGCCATCAGTTTATTTTCAAAAAATATATGTGAAGGGGAATGAATAATAAGGGTAGTGCCATAAAGATAGGTAAAGTCAGTCATTTTACCAGCTGCCGAAACCCCTCTCAGCTCTCCCCAGTATATGCCCTTTCTTTTTTGAATGTTCATTTCTTTCTCCCAAATTCCTTTTCCAATATCATTCGATAGTAATTCATGAACCAAGACACAGACACAGCTAAGTCGTCATTATGGCGTCCAGGGACACCTCTGCTAATCAGCTTGGCCTCAGTCAGATGAAGAGCTGCCACCAGGTCCTCATAGGCCGTCGGATCATAGTCCTCTTCTTTCATATAGGCGATACCAAAGGTCGTCCGGCTGAAATCAGCCTTCTCAAACTTACGCCAGTAGCGGCGATTCAGCTCCTCTACATGCTCCTTATCTTTGCCACCCGTGTGACGGTGAAGGACATCTAGAGCCGTCGGAAAGACCTCGGGCAGGCGTAAGCGACCACGTTGGGCAATAGTGCCTAGATTTCCCAAGGGCTTGGACAAAACAATAGCTCGCGGACGAAACTCTGATCCGTAATAAACCGCACCGTAGGTCCCCATAGACATCCCCGACAGGATTAGATCCCGCTCGGTAAAGCCCAGATAGTCCAGATGCTCTTGGATAATCTTATGAATACCGCTCTCTAGCTCCTGACTGCCTAGATAAAACATACCGCCATCCACGCGCGGATCAGAAAACAAGAGAAAAGGACAGCCCAGACTCCGCATCATTCCGAAGCCCTCGAAGCCTTCCGCCCGACGGTAACCAGAAAAATAAACAGCCAAGGGCGGCTTCAAATCTCCCGGATAAAAGAAGTAATTAATCTCCTGACGGTGGCTGTCGCGGAGAATCTTTCCACCCAGGACATACTTGCCAAACTCATAGCGGGTTAAGCGCTGATGCAGAGCCCCGACCTGAATCCGCCCCTCGCCTCTAGCCTCCAAACTGACTCCCAGATAGGAAGTAAAGTCATTGTCCAGAACCATGGATTCCCGCATGTCCTCTTCTGTGAAAATAGTCTCGCGAGCAATATCTGCAGTCGAGCCTTCCTGGATATTATAGAGGCGCAGCCGCAGCTCACAGCTGCCGGACTTTTCATATTCAAGCCAGAGTTCAACTGGATTGAACTTATTGGCAATAATATTGTATTTCCAAGACAGGATTGGCTGAAAGTCCTGACCAAAGTCACCTTCCAGCTCCAGATTTTCATAGCCATTGTAGCAAATCTTGCCCCGAAATCCGGGACTGACCACCATATCAAGCGGGGTCATCTTATCGCCATACTGGCCGGAAAAGAGAGCCTTGGACAGCTTGCGGAGCAGGTCAGCTCGATCGCTCATATCCGTTGGCTGAGCACAGTGACGCTTAAGGAAGTACTCAATATCCGCTTCCTGGGTTTCCTGTTCCTGATCATAGAAAACTGTATAAGGAATAATCTTGGACTCAATCATAAACAAATCTGGAATCCGACGCAGGTCGTCCACCAGAATCGCATCAAACTTGACAATCTTATCCATTTCCATGACCTTTTTGATGGCTAGATTGGAGTTAGGAAAGAAATAATACCAGGCCATATTGTCTGGAATGGCAAGCTCCTTGCTCCAGTCGCTTGAGCCAATCTGTAAGATTTTCAGCTTATTTTGCATTCTCAGCCTCCTTGAGCCACTGCTCCCACCGGCCAATCAGCTCCAGACCAGTATTATGATGGATTTTTTCAATGGAATAAATCAGGGCCTGGTTCCAATTTTTCAAACCTTCCAAGTAATAGTCTGCAGCAGTCGGAACATCAGAGATAGAGTCCAAGATATAGCCATTTTGCAGATGGGTCACATAGTCCGAACCCACCAGATTAATCTGCGGAATCCCGGCAGAAATCCCAGCAATCTGCGTATAGAGATTGGGCTGCTCACTCAGGTCAATGATTAACCGTGTATCATCCAGCTCCTGAATCAAGCTGAGCTCGTCCGTGATATTTTTAATGGTGAAACGGAGATCCTGCTTCTGATTTTCCAGCAGGGCATTCTCAGCCTGCTCACTGCGGCGGTAGTTCTTGACAAATTCATATTGATTCAGATACTCATCAATAACCTCCTGAACCTTGGTCTCCACCTTTTGGATTCCTTCCTGCCAGGCATTGTAAACACCGATAGTCAGCTCTGTATCCGGATGCTTGGCCACATAGTGGAGAACCTTGAAGATGGCATAGTCATTAAGCCCTTCTTCCAGATTAATCTGATAAAAAATCTTGGATTCACGACGGCGTTGGCTCTTGCCCAGCTGCAGACGGGTATCAAAAGGCGACAGGTAATGCACCTTCTGAGCCTGCCCAGGCAGGTAGCGCTGAATAGCCTTCTTGAAATCCATACGATCAGTCAAGACTAAATCCGCCTGCTGCAAATCTGCATCTAGAGCTGGCCAATCCACTGTATGATTGCGCTCGTGGAAAAAGCTGAGAATGATTTGAACATTCTTGGGCAATAAGCGCAAAATGGCTTGAGTGTATAAAGGATGCGCTGCCAGCACAAACCGGCTGTCCGCTCCTGCATTGCGCTCGATATAGTGGCCTAATTTCTCCAAGATTAAGTCCGGCATCCGCTCATACTCCAGCTTATCAAAGTCCAGTAAGTAAGCAGGGTTGACCTCTATCCGACCGTCGTCAGGCTTCAGATGCTCACGAATCCGCCAGTCACCATCCGGCTGCAGGTAGTCCTGATACAGGGGCTGACCTTCTTCATAATAGGTGATACTGGAGACAAAACCCCGGTCATCAAAGATATAAAACTTCTCCAGCCGGTCATCCTTGAAAAACTTGATGAAGCTGATAAAGCCTTCTACTCCAAACTCGACATGGGCATAGAGCTGT